AAAGAAATGGCTATACAAAGAGAAATTTGGATTGGCTCCATCGTGGAGGGCTTGTTTGCCGATAACAGCTTTTTAAGCAAGGCTTTCAACGCCGATGAGTTCGTTAATATGGGTAAAACGGTGCACATTTCCAATGCAGGCGCACCGTCAAAAACGAAGAAGAATCGCACCAGCTTCCCCGCAGATGTAAACACACGTACTGACGTTGATTTGACATTCAACCTTGATGAGTTCACCACCGACCCTATCCGCATTCCACATGCTGATACGGTGGAACTTTCGTACAACAAGCGCGAAAGCGTGTTGCGTCAGGACAAGGCGACACTGCAAGAGGCAGTTGCAAAAAGCATGATATACAGCTGGCTTCCTGAAAAGGAACACTGCGTGCAGACAACTGGTGCTTCCGTGAGTGCGCATACAGATAAGGCTACCGGCAACAGAAAGGCACTTTGCCGTGCCGACGTTCAGAAATTGATGGTAAAGTTCAACGCAGACAACGTACCGCAGGAAGGTCGCTATCTGCTGCTTGATGCGTATATGTACGACCAGTTGCTTGGCGACCTTACATCTGTACAAAATCAAGCATTCCTTGCCAGTGCTGATGCACAGCGCGGTATTGTGGGCAAGCTGTTTAGCTTCAACGTAATGATGCGCTCGGAAGTTGCTATTTACGGCGACGGCATCGTAAAGAAAGCTGAAGATGCCGAAGGTGCGGCTACCGACCTTGCGGCAGGCTTGGCTTGGCACGAAAACAGTGTGTGTCGTGCATTGGGTGAAGTGAACGTATTTGAAAATGAGAAAGACCCCGCCTATTACGGTGATATATACTCGTTCCTTGTGCGTGCCGGCGGTCGCCCGATGCGTCAAGATGTCAAGGGACTTATTGCCATAGTTCAAGGCAAATCAGTGTAACGACCATGCAGCTAAAGTACTTAGTAATACATTGCACAGCTACCCCCGAGGGGCGTGAGGTGTCAGCTGACGAAATCCGCCGCTGGCACACTGCTCCGAAGGCAGAAGGCGGTCGGGGTTGGAAACAGGTTGGGTACACTGACATGATACACCTCGACGGCAAGGTGGAACGCTTGGTGCGCAACAACGAGGATATGCAGGTTGATGCCTTTGAAGTTACCAACGGTGCCAAGGGTTACAACGCCGTAGCCCGCCACATCGTCTACGTGGGCGGCGTGGCTGCCGACGGCACACCGAAGGACACACGCACGGAGGCACAGCGTAACGCCTTGGCAGCCTACGTGTATGACTTCCACCGTCGTTTCCCGCAGGTACGCATCATAGGACACAACGAGGTAGCCCCCAAGGCTTGCCCGTCGTTCAACGTGCAGCAGTGGCTCAAGGCAATAGGTATCAGGCAAGTATAACGAAAGAAAACGCAATGGAAACACTCCTACAGATACTGCAATGGGCAATACCTTCCGGTGGTATTGGAGCAGCCATTGCGTGGCTCGCCAATCGCAAGGTGGCGTCGGCAAAGGCAAAAAAAGCCATTCACGACACCTACAAGGCGATGTACGAGGACATATCACAACTATTAGTAGAAAATCAAAAGAAGAATGAAAAAACAATCAATTCACTACAGGAAGAGCTTGATAAGGCACGCACCGAAAGCGCACGCATCAAGCGGTCGCTGGACCGCCTTTCACGGGCTATCGAGGCTATTCAGTATTGCCCTCACCGCGGTACTTGCCCTATCAGCCATGAGCTGCAGGTCGAAGCAAACGGTGGTGCAAAGCGAAGTTCAAAGCGACTCTCTCCGTCAAGAAAGCAGCTTCCTACAAAGCAGCTCGCTACAGATGCTGACAACGACGGAAGCGCAGAAGATAGCGTCGGACACGGCGATGCTGACGCTGCCGATGCAGAGCTTGCTGAACCTGCCCGATAGTGCCGTCTTCCGACGGCAAAGCGGACGCTTAATAATAGAAGCCTACCACAAAGAGGGCAACGTATATATCAGGGGCTCAACCCTACCCATCGAAAGGGAGGTAAGGCAGACAACAATATTAGCACGGCACACAAACACTACGCAGGAAAACAAAGCGGTGCGAAGCATCGGAAAGGTCTCGAAAACCAAAATTATTAAGCCACCTCCCACCTATCAAAAGTTGCTGCAACTTATCGGCATATTGGTATTATTGGGCGCATTGGCGTTCGCAGGTATTAAATTATTTAGTTGGTACAATAAAAAATTGATAAAATGAAAGAAACAAACGACGGCTATATTATGCTGCTTGATGCCATCTTCTTTGATGGCAAGAAAATTGGCAACATCGCTGAAGATGGTATAGATTGGGGCGGCGACGCTGCCGAATACATCAAGCTGTATGCAGCGCAGGTGCGCAACAGCCCAGTGAAGAAGATACGCAAGAAAGCTGCGTCAAACGTATTGAAGTTCAACCTTATTGAGCTGCTCCCGGATAACTGCGTGGCAGTGATGGGTGGCACGGTAACGGAAGACGGCTGGGAAGCTCCGTCAGAAAGCGTAGTGTTGGAAGGTGCGGTGAAGATAATTTCAGGCACTGGGCAGACAGTCGAAATTGCCAAGGCATCACTTGAGGGTATGGTGCGCGGTAAGCTCGGTGGCGACGACCCATTACACATTGAATGCGAGCTTGAGGTGCTGACATCGGGCGACGATAGTGCTCCGTTTAAAATTGTTGAGACCAAACCCTTTATTGAGGCGAAGCCAACGGAACTCAACTTCAAGAAGGCGGGTGAGACAAAGGTAGTGGACATTTCTGCCAGTGGCGCATTCTCTATGAGTGCTGCACCTGCTGGTTTCACAGCCGAGGCAAAGGGTGGACGCGTGCTCATTACTGCAGCCAACAACACGGGTGCGCAGCGCACGGGCAAGATAACCTTCCAACTGAAGGCTGACCCGAGCAAGAAGGTAGATGTGAACCTCACACAGCAAGGCTGATGAAAAAGAATAATAAAGTAGAGGTGGAAGCGTCGGAAGCCCTATTGGATATCGGCGTTTCCATTCCACTTTTTCAGTGGAAAATACCTTTTAAGAAAAAGCCCATCAGCTTGCGCCTTACAATGCGCCGCCCTTGCTTTGGTAATCAAATACGTATAGCGCGGAAATTCCTTAGTATGGGTGTCAGCTATGAAGAGATGGAAGCCTTCACGAAAGATGAGCAGCTGCAATTCATTGCCCGGCACGGCAAGACGGTAGCCCAAATGGTGGCACTCACCATCTGCCGCAGCAAGGTGTCAGCTATCTTTGCGCCGCTGCTGGCTTGGCTGCTGTTGTGGCTGGTGGACGATACCTTCTTATTGCTTGCCAATCTGCATTTCATTCCGCTAATCGGCACGCAGCATTTTACGAATATTATCAAATCCTTAGAATGGAGCAACCCACTCCGTCCAAGGTTGAGCCAAGTAAAGAAGGGGAGTTAAAGGGCTTTTTTGAAAGCTCCCATAGCCCTTTTGGATTCGTGTGGCAGATTGCCGAAGCAACAGGCTGGACAGTAGACTATATCATGTGGGGCGTGAACTACCAAACACTGCTGATGATGCTTGCCGATGCACCGCGCTACATAGATGCTGACCAAGCAGCTACTCTATCAAAAAACAATAATACAAAAGATAACAAAATAGCGGAACAGCCTAAGACAGTGATAGGCTTTTTCCAAAGCAGACTGAACGATGAATAACGGTATCGAAATTGAGTACTTATTCGGCGGAGACCTTATCGACAAGACGAAGGAAGCCGCCAAGGAAACAGGCAGGCTCTCTACGGCAGCAGAGCAGGCAGCATCTTCCATCACCGAGAAGATAGCGGCACAGAAGGCTGTGGTCAAGCAGGTGGAGAGCGACCTTAAAAGTCTGCAAAAACAATATGAGAAAATAGCACCGGGTAAGGCGCAAAACGAACTAATGCTGGATATACGTGCCTGCAAGGTCGTATTGGAAGAAGAAAAAGGTGCGCTGGCTAATTTGGAGGCGGAGCACAAGAAGGCTTCTGCCTCGGTAAGCAAGCTAACGAAAGAGTACCGCAGCCTTATTCAGGAGATGGCACGCATGCGCCTTTCCGGGGAACAGCATACGGAACAATACCAGCGAATGGCAAAGCGGGCTGCCGAGCTTTGCGACACCTTAGGCGACGTCCGGGCACAGACAAAGGCACTTGCTTCCGATGATGCCAACTGGGAGGCAATGGCATCAGGACTGAACGGGCTTAGCGGTGCTGTTACCGCCGGTACTGGCGTAATGTCGTTATTCGTAGGCGAAAACGAGGAACTCGCACGCGTTCAGACACGCCTGCAAAGTGTGATGGCTATAACGATGGGCATTCAGCAGGTATTCAATGCCCTGAACAAGGATTCGGCGTTCCGAATAAAATTTGTGTCGAAGGCTACTGACATGTGGACGGCTGCCAATGCCCGCCTTGCAACGGCACTCGGCATTTCTTCCGCTGCTGCCAGTGCGTTGATGGCAACGCTGACACTGGGATTGTCGGTAGCCATTGGTGCCGTTATCACCATGTGGTACAAGAACAGTGAAGCGGCGAAAGAGAGTGCCGCTGCACAGGAGAAGGCAGCAGAAGAAATGCGGGAGGTTGCCCGCTCGGCGGCTGTACAAAAAGCAAAGCTCGATATACTTTATAAAGCCACACAGGATAACACAAAGAGTCTGAGGGACAGAAAGGCTGCAGTGAAGAACTTGCAAGCAGCGTATCCTGCTTATTTTGGCAATATGAAAACGGAAGCTATTCTTGCAGGACGTGCGGCAACGGCTTATCGACAGTTGGCAGCTGACATTATGAAGGCTGCCATGGCACGTGCCTATCAGGAGCGAGTGGAGAAACTTTCCAAGGAACGCATAGACCTGGAAGATAAAAAAAATAAAAATGACAAATATATAAACGAAAACAAAAAGCGCCTTAAAAAAGCAGACGAAGATTACAAAAAGAAAGGCAGCAAGGATTATACCACCGAAATGATAGGTGGCATGACCGTCGGTGGAGGAGCTACCCGTATTGGTATGGGTGCAGGTCGCACGGCGAACGACAATCTTAGGAAAGAGGTGAACAAGCGATTGGAAGACAACAAGGAGCTGACAAAACAGCTTGCTGAAAACCAAAAGCAAACAGAAGCCTACGCACAGAAAGCCCTTGAAAATATGCCTGCCCTCAATAAGGTGGAAAACAAGGGCTATGAAGAGCCGAAGGTAAAGACAAAAAAGGAGAAAATAAAGAAAGATAAAAAAGAAGACTTGTCGGGCGAGGCAGAAGAGCTTGCCGAACTTGAAAAAGCAGCGCAAAAAAAGATAGCCGAAACACGCGTGGCACTTATGAAAGAGGGCTACGATAAGGAGCGTGCCGAAGCCTTGCTGCAATACGAAGAGGAGAAGCAGCGCATATTTGAGGAAGAGACCAAGCGCAAGGAATTGGTGAAGAAGCTGCGCAAAGGAGGTGTGGCTGTCAGTGCCGAAAAGGAGGCGCAAATAAGTGCCGATGCTGCCAAACAGCGCATACAGGCTGCACAGATGTACAACAACAAATACGCTGCCATCGCCGAAAAAGAGAAAAAAGAATATGACGATAAGGTAAAGGAAGAAAAGAAGAAGGAAGAAGAAGCCTTGGACACCTTACTGTCAAAGCACCAGGACTACAATGCCCAGAGAATGGCTGTTGAGACGAACTACACGAAGGAGCTGGCAACGCTGTTGGCACGACGAAACAAGGATAACGCCAACATCATAGATGCCGCATTGGTGCAGCTCGAAAAAGATAAGGAAAAGGCACTAAAGGAAATCAACGACAAGGAGCTCGACGAAATGAAGAGCAGCGCAAGCATCTTCGTCGAGATGTTCGAAGACCCTGCAGAAAAAAGCGTAAAGCAGATAAATAAGGTAATTGCCAAGCTCGCCGACCTGAAGGCGTATATGGACGCAATGGCGAAAGGTGAGCTTACCGCCGATGGAGCAGCCGTCATCAAGGACAAAAAAGGCAATACCAAACGTACCATCACACAGAATGACATTGCGCAAATGGGCATAACGCCCGAACAGCTGAAGCGGCTCCAGCAGTCGCCCGAAGCATTGAAAGCATTCATGGATCAGTGGCAAAAGCTAAAACAAGAAAGCCTGAAAAAGAACCCTTTCAAGGCGTTGAAAGCTGCCATCGATGACTTGCTAAATGGTAAGGATAAAGACGATAAGAGCGAAAAAGAAAAGAAAATAAAGCGGCTTGCCGAGGCATCGGCAGAAGTTGCCGGCGAAGTAGCCAATATTGCTGGTGGCTTATCGAAAATGTTTGAAGAGATAGGTAACGACAGTATGGCAGAAGCCATGGGTACGGTGGAAGATGTTATGAATGGTGTGTCAAATATCGCCAAAGGTTTTGCCAATGGTGGTGTAGTGGGCGGTGTCATGGCAGCTGTAAGCGAAGCTATTGGTATTATAGGCAAGGCTTTTTCTGCCAGCGCACGCCACAGGGCAGCCCTCGATGCCATCATGAAAGAGCGTATTGCTCAACAACAGGCGTACAACTTGCTGCTGATGCAGGAAGCCTTACTGTACGAACGGGGTACGACGGCTTTCGGCACTGACAGATACGGCAAGGCAACGAATGCCATACATGTAATGGCGCAGGCTGCCGAGGAGTTTGAAAAGGCGTGGAAGAAAGCCAACGATATAAAGGTGGTAACAGGACACAAGAAGACAGGTCTGTTTGGCTGGGGCAAAGGCAAGGACACTTACAGTAGCTTGCTGTCCGAATACCCGAAGCTGCTCGATGCTAACGGTAAGTTCAACATATCGCTCGCTGAAAGCATTTTAAAAACGCGGAAGATGAGCGACGCAAGCAAGGAAGCCCTGCAACACCTTATTGACCTTGCCAAGCAGCAGGAAGAAGCATTCAAGGAAATACGTAACTATCTCACAGACATCTTCGGCGAATTGGGCAATACAATTACCAATGCGCTGGTGGACGCTTTCAAAAGTGGCACGGACGCAGGCAAGGCAATGGTGGAGAGCGTTGGGCGTATGCTTGAAAAGTTAGGTGCTGATATGGTGTATTCTGCTGTGTTGCAAAAGTACTTCCTGAAAGCACAAAAGGATATGGAGAAGTACGCCACCGATGAGCACCTTTCAGAAGAGGAACGCTTTGCCGCTTATGCTCGCATATTGGACAGGCTCACCGCCGACGTGTCTGCAGACAGCGGCAAGGCTGCATCGCTGCTGGAGTACTTTAAAAAGAAGGCAAAGGAGCATGGTATCGACATCTTTGGTGGTGCGGCACAGCAAGGGCGCGCAGGCAGCCTTGAGACAATGACACAGGCGCAGGGTACTAAACTCGAGGGGTTGATGACGTCGGCACAGATACACCTGGCGTCGATGGACATAAAGCTCGAAGATGCCGTAAAGCAGATGCAGGCATCTACACGCCACCTTGAAAGGATAGAACGCTACACGAAGCATTGTGAGCGACTGGAAGATATTGCCGACGATATAAAGGTGTTGGCACGTGATGGTATTAAAGTTAAATAAAATGGATATACTCGAAAATCAAGTATTGCTAAATGGCAAGGATATTTGGACGGAGTACCACGTATTCCTGCGCGAAGAAAAGGCGGGCGAGCAAAAGAACCTCGAAGCCCTGCTGACACCCGCCAAGATGAAGGCGCACGTGGCGGTAGCCTTCCGCGAAGAGGACGGCGAGAAGTATTCCGACCGACTTCTGCCGAAAAGTGAAGCCCGCGACATAAAGCTGCATTTCGCCATTATGGCGGACAGCAAGGTGCAATTCCTACAGCGTTACCGCCGCTTTGTTCAGGCATTGAAGACAGGCAATGACGGGTGGCTTGTATGGACGTTCCCGACACTGGGGCTTGAGATGCGCACCTTCTTAACGGAGTTTACGCCCTTTGATGCCCTTACCAACCTTTGGGTGGAAGAAGCGCACTGTGGAGCACTGCATGCCACGTTCCGCGAGCCGAAGCCCAGCTTTTAAAGAGTATTTAAACGACATTTAAATAGCGTTCAAACGATGATAGAAATTTTCACAAAGGAAGATACGGTACGCTGCATAGCCGACGGGGCAAATGGTAGGCAAGATAAGCAGCTGCAAGGCGACAATACCCTGTCGCTGACGTTCACGCTGTACGAATACGTGCAACTGGACGTAAACGACTATGTGGACTTCTGCGGCGAACGCTATTGGCTGATGGAACGTTTCAAACCCCGTATGAAGAGTACGAGGGAGTGGGAATACAACCTAACACTTTACGGCATTGAAAGTCTTGTAAAGCGTTTTTTGGTGATAAATTACACCGATAACGAAAACACCCCTATCTTTACGCTTACCGCCCCTGCTGCGGAGCATGCCAAAATAATATTAACATCAATAAACAACGCCATCGGCAAGCAGCTGTTTAAATTAGGCGAAGTAAAGCAGACGGAGAACCTTGTTATAGACTACAAAGGAACTTACTGCAACGATGCTTTGGATATGCTTGCCAAGGCGGCGAAAACGGAATTTTGGTTTGAAAACGGCACAACTCTCAACATATCGAAGGCACAATATGGCGAGCCTTTAACGTTGGGCTACCAAAAGGGGCTTATATCGTTGGAGCGTGATAAATCCGACAACGTAAAGTTCTATTCGCGCCTCTTCCCATTGGGCAGCACAAAGAACATTGACCGAGACAAATACGGGCACACCCGTCTGCAATTGCCGGGTGGACAGAAGTACGTCGATAAAGACGTAGACAAATACGGCGTGGTACATCACTTCGAAGAAGCTGCCTTTACCGATATTTACCCACGCCGCATCGGCACGGTGTCGGAAGTACGTTCGCAAGAGCGTACAGGCAAAGATGGTAAGCCCTTCACCATATATTACTTCAAAGATAAGGAACTTAACTTCAACCCCAACGACTACAAAATAGGTGGGTACGTCATGCGCGTAGCCTTTCAGGAGGGTAGCGAGCTTGCCGGACAGGGCACGAGCGAGGAGCATTACTTTGAGGTGAACTACGACGATACGGCAAAAGAATTTGAAATTATCACCATATTCCCCAACGACACCATGCAAGTGCCGGGTGGCGTGCTTGTGCCGAAGATAGGCGACAAATACATATTGTCGCACTTGCGTATGCCTGATGAATACTACCCGCTTGCCGAAAAAGAGTTCTTGGAGGCGGTAAAGAAATTCAATGAAGAAAATTTCGTAGATAACTCGGTATATAAAGCTGACACCGACCATGTGTGGGTGGAGCAGCAGCGCGCCGACCTTTTTCTTGGCAGACGCATACGGCTTGAAAGTGCAGAATATTTTGCCCCCGCTGGCTATCGTATGAGCCGTATTACCCGCCTTTCACGCAGCGTAGACCTGCCGACGCTTGTAAGCATCGAAATAAGCGATGCCGTGGCAAAAGGCAAGATTGCGGCAATGGAAGGCAGCATTAACGACGTAAGGCACTATATAGGCGAGGTTGCAAATGATATTCCTGATATTATAGGCAGTGGCGACGATACGCTACCTGGCGAACACAATGTATTTTCTGCCAAGCGTGCACTTAAGGAATTTCTCAACAAGAACACCCCCGACACAGCACAGGAGCTGATTACCTTCTTAAAGGGTGTTGCATTTAACAATGGGGCAGCTATTGATGGCGAGGGCAATGCTTTGCTGAAAGCTATCCAGACATTGGGATTTGAACGCACCATTAACGGCTTTGGTATTTGGCTTGATGAAAAGGGGCGAGCGCACGGACAGATAGATTACTTAGAGGTAATCGGCAAGGCTATATTTCGCTCGCTACAGATTGATGAGTATAAGCATATCGGGGGCAATATTGTGCTGTCAGGCGCAAATGCCGTAATAGAAAAGGTTGTACCCGTTAATGGTGGCTGGAAGTGCTACTTGCACACGGACGATGGCGACAAAGCGATAACGAACGATTGGGAGCCTGGCGACCAAGCACTATGCCAGACGTTCAATATCAAAGCTGGGGTTTACGAGAATGTAAGCAACAGATACTACTGGCGTTGTGTGTCGGCTGTGGCACAGAAATCGGCTACCGAAAAGGCGTATATCGTTATTACCGACGATGACGCTTATCGGGATAAAAGCACGGAGAATGATGCTCCAATGGCTGGCGACAATATTGTGCTGTGTGGGCATAACTCGCTGTGGGACGTTGCTAACGGCATTGACCCTACGCTGAACCGCAACAGAATGAATGTTACGATGATTACCACATCGAAAGAGGAGGGTGGAACTATCGAGGTGTATCGCAACATTCACGACTTTTCGCTCTCTAAAGGCAACGCCATATTCCACCTGTCGAGCGACAAAATCTATATGAACAGCCAACGCTTCGAGTGGGTAAGCGCAGATGGCGAACGTATTCCTAACGTGATTTATCGTGGCGACTGGACACCTGGCACGGTGGCTGCCCGATACGAAGCGTGGTATTATGGCGGTGGCACGTGGCTATCGATGGAAGATGGCAACACTGACGAACCAACGGAACAGTCGCCTAAGTGGAAGCATTACGCAACCAAAGGCGAAGACGGCACATCGCCCTACACGGTGCAAATTCTGTCGGAGAGTGGCGGCAACATTATACACAATGGGCAGGGGCAAATTGCCCTTGTGGCTACCGTGCTGCATGGCGAGCAGGACATTACAGCCTCGCTACTGCCCAACCAATTCTCGTGGGTAATACAATCGGGCAACACCGACTTCGACACGGCTTGGAACGCCCGACACGAGGCAATTGGCAACAGAACCACCATTAGTGCCGAAGAGGTGAACCTGAAGGCGCAGATAGACTGTATAGTAAACATAGAATAAAATTTCACACAATATTAAATTCAAAACGCAAAATGGCAACAATTAAGGCAAGAGGTCAGGTAACAATAGTAGACCTCAACGATGCAAAACAAGTGCAGCTGCTGATGGATATTAAGTATCCCGTGCAGATGTATAACCCCGACACAAAGGTTTTTACGCCCAACTTTGGCAGCGACAACAACGTGGTTACTCCAAAGGTTTACGTTACGGGCAACGGCACCAACCTTGTGAGCAGACTCACCGCACTGATATACAACGTTGATGGAACGGTGGTGAATGCTGGCACAACAAACGGACAATACTCTGCGGCTGCAATATCAGCAGGTGGTGCCCTTACCATAAAGGGCAACATTACAGGCAGCTCGCTACCCATTAAAATAACGGCTTCTTACCACGACGACGAAACGGGGCAAAACACCATACTCGAAACGCAAGGCTTCGTTGCCAAAACTGCCAACGCTGGTGCGCTGTTCCAAGTGGTATTAACCCAGTCGAAGGGCAACAGCTTCGATGCAAGCAACAACGTTAATACGCTTACGGCAGAAGCCAAGTGTTTTCGTGGCGGAGTGCAAGACATCGACGGCATTACCTTCCGCTGGTACTCTCTGAACATTAAAACGCAAACGTGGGAGCTGCTCTCACAGGGCATACAAACGGTAAGCGGAATATCTATCCTAACGGTTAAGCCAAGCGATGTGCTAAATGTACAGACCTTTAAATGCGAAGCGCAAGACGGCACCGAAAAGTCGGAAGCAATCGTAACTTTCGAGGACCGCACCGACCCCTATTCGGTAGAAATCTTTTCGCCCACAGGTTTGCAAATTAAGAACGGGCAAGGCTCTACCACGCTTTGCGCCCGAGTGTATCGTGGTACAGAAAAGATTGAGGACGAAGCCACCGCTACAAAGAAGTTCACCTACACGTGGACCAAGTTCGATAAGAACGGCACAAAATCTAACTTTGCAGGCACGACATCGGCACAGAAAACAGGAAACCCACTCGTTGTGTCAGCCACCGATATAGACTCAAAAGCTACGTTCTATTGCGAGGTGAGTATATAAGCACGAATTTACATCTATGGATGTACAAGCGTAGATCCAGGGATATACAGCCGTAGATCCATAGATATACATTTTTATATCAACTATTTAAATTTTACAACTATGACGAAATGTTTAAGTTTCACAATTAGAGAACAAAAAATGAGTGTAGGTCCGAAGAAAGGGCAAAAAGTGTACATAGCACGCCCAACCGACCGACAACGAGTAACCCACCGCCAATTCTGCGAAGAAGTAGCACACGCCACCACCTTTACAGGTGCCGAAGTGGAAGCCGTGTTGCGCCTGGCAGCCGAAATGGCGAAGAAGCACGTAGAGAGCGGAGAAAGTGTAGACTTTGGCGACATTGGCACACTGTCGCCATCGTTCAAGTCGAAAGCTGTAGACCACATAGAAGACTTCAACGCCACTCGCGACATAAAGAAGCCTATGGTGAAACTACGTCCATCTACCCGCTACTTCACACTCGAAGGCGTAACCTACGAGCGAGTAGAACCAAAACCAAAGAAAACCAAAGGCAGCAAACCTGCTGGAGGCGGCACTCAACCTCACCCATAAACACACTCTCGAAAACAGGGAGGGTAAATCGGTCCTCCCTACATTTAAAAACTTACATAACCGATGATAATAGCACGAACATACATAACCATAACCAACGTTTCGGACGGTCCAAAAGGCGACACAGGCGACAACGCCCTAACATTGGTATGCACCCCTACCAACCTAACGTTTGAGACAAACCGTGAGGGCGAAATAGAAAACACCACGCAGCGCAAAGTGCAAGTAGTGCTATACGAGGGGCAAACAGCCGTAACCCCCACATCAACCACCGTAACGCCCTACAACTGCTACGCCCGACTGGTGGAACAAAACATCGTGGTAGACGGCATAAGTCCCAACCAGTGGAGCGGACACATAGCCATAACCGCCACCTACAAAGGGCAAACACGCACGGCAAGAGTAGAATTTGTAGTGAGTGCGCAGAAGTGGAACGAGGCTAAATTTGAAGCCAATCAGAAGCAGTTCCAAAGCATCATAGCACAAAACCAAGCCGACAAACAGGGACTGGAGCAGAAAATCTCCACCATACAGCAAACAGCCGACAACATACAGCTGGAGGTACGCCAACAAACCTTCAGCGGAGTAAACCTATTGAAAGGAGCAAGCCTGCGACCACTCAACCTGCTAAGTCTGCAACGTGCGCAATACGTAACCATCGTAAAGTATCCCAGCGTTGCCCACTTCGATAATCCCTACCTATCCATATCACGCCACGGAGCCACACAAGACGAATGGAACGGCTGCAAATTCCCCGTAATAAAAGCTATGGGCGGTCGTACTTACACGCTATCAATGTTTGTGCGAATCTATGGCAGCGACCAGCCCTACATAGAAATAAAGCGCAGCCAGTCGAAAGATATGAGCGCACCAAAAACAAGCTATCCCAACATACCATCGTCTTACGGAGTGTGGAAACCATACACCTACACCTTTGAGATGGAAGACGGCTACAACTACCTGCAAATATTCATAGGCTGCACACGCAATGGAGAAGCCTACATATCAGAAATACAACTGGAGGAGGGCACAAAGGCTACCACGTGGAAAGACCCCGATATCGTTGAAAGTATGGAGGCTGCTGGCATATACCTTAATGGCAACGATATGAGTATAAACGCCCGTAGTAAACACTTCAACTATATAGACCAGCAAGGCAACATCGTAGCCTCGGTAGACGAAACAGGAGCTATTGATGGCTTAAAGTTTCGCACACGCAACCTTGGCGCAGGGTACATCGACCTAACCGGAGCAATGATGCAAGTGTTTGGAGCAGTGGCTCGCAACATAACATTTGGTTTAGACGAAAAGGGGCAAGCCGCACTAAAATTCTACAACAACGCAGGACGAAACACTCTAACTATATCGCCCGATGGAACAAGGGCAGAGAATATGCGCATTGCAAACTTCTCTTCGCTGGAAGTATGCTACATAGGCGGAGTGCAAGTAGCCAGCTATCCAGCCGAACACAGAATATTCGACCCATTCTTCACCGATAGAAAACCCATCGGAACATCGGTATATATGTACAGTGCAGCACAAATAGACAGCGTGTACATAGCCGATGGCGACTGGACACAGGAACAGGTGAAAGCCAACAACGGCAGATACTTCCAACGAGATATGGCAGTAGCAAGCAACAATCCCGTAAACGGCGTATATGCAGCTTGCCAACCACAAGTAAAGCTACGCGACAATGGCAGAATACGCTCCGATGGAGGTGCAACAGACGTAGCTAAAGAGTGGAGCATTATAACCATATATATATTCAGAGATGGGCGCATATCAACCACCTATCTCCGTAGAGAAAGAAATCTTTAAACATTATACGCAATATGAACATTAACATTAAAATTCTAAGCAAGCAGGAATTAGTAACCTGCGAAGTAGTCATAGATGGCTACCTACACACAGTGTCCTATCAAGCCGACACCACAAACACAATAGCCAAAGTGCTACAATTCACCGACAGAGTAGCACTTATAACACAAGGCGAATCCCCATCGTACGTGTTAGACCCCCACCGTCAAGCAACATATACCCACAACACAGAACACTTCTCTGGTGGACAGTGGGAAACCCTACCCGACGATGGCGGACAAACAGCCTACAAAGGCGTATTAGCCATATTCAATATGATAGAACAAGGAAAAATGGGAAGGTAAATATCTGGGGGATAAAAAAGCCCCCAGCCTTATTAATAAGTCATCTCACCTACATATTAATAAAATGCACCATACGCACGACTGGGGGCAAATTCCCTTGCTCGCGTATGGTGCTTTTCTATTTATGTGTGGGTGAGATGTTTTGCAAAGATACAAAGAAAATACGATAATAAAGAAAAAAATAAAATGTTATGAAAAGAAAAGAATACAATTCCGCACCATTGCCTTTTCAAGGACAAAAGCGCAAGTTCGCAAAAGAGTTCGCAAAGGTGTTACGGCAATACCCTGATGATACCGTGTTTGTCTATTTATTCGGCGGTAGTGGCTTACTGTCGCATATCACCAAGTATCAAAAGCCAAACGCTACTGTCGTGTACAATGACTTCGACAACTACCGCCAGCGTTTGGTGCATATAGAGCAAACAAATGAGCTATTAGGGCAACTTCGGGAAGTTGTGAAAGATGTACCGCGTGCTAAATTAATGCCCGGCGATGTAAAGGCGGCGGTGATAAGATGTATTGAAGAGCACAATGCGCGCTATGGCTATGTAGACTACATAACACTATCATCGTCTTTAATGTTCTCCGCGGAATATTCAACAACTCTCAACGGTTTTAAAAAGGAAAGCATGTACAATAGGGTGCGCAGGTCTGATTATTCCTTATGTGAGGATTATTTATCCGGCTTAACCATCGTATCGGAGGACTACAAAAGTCTGTTCGACCGTTATAAAGAAATACCTAACGTTGTGTTTCTTGTAGACCCACCTTACTTGAATACGGAGGTAGACAGTTATAATATGAATTGGCGTTTGGGCGACTATTTGGACGTGGTACTTGTGCTACTAAAGCACCCTTTTGTGTTCTTTACTTCTAACAGGTCTTCTGTTGTAGAACTATGTGAATGGTTAGCCCATAATGGAGGTTTGCCTAATCCCTTCGGACGTTGCAATAAAATAGAAATTGAAGCCCTTTTGAATCACCATGCCGGCTATATAGATATGATGTATTATACAACATTTAAAGGGTAA